AATAAAAAAGGATATTATAATGTCTTTTATAATATATGACGAATTGAACTATGATGATGAAATTTTATATGAATTTCAAAATTTATTTACATCAATTAATATTCCAGAAAAAATTAAAGCATCTATTCAAAAAATAAATATTAATAAATATTTAAATGTTTTTAAAACTTGGAATAATAATTTAGAAAATGAATTAATTAAAGCCAAAATTGATGTAAAAAAATTAAAATCACAAGCAAATAAAACTGCTAAAACTATAAAACGAGATTTAGAATCTGCATATAAAAAAAATATTCCTCCATCACAAGTTTCAGCTAAATTAAAAACAAAAATTTTTAAAAGCATAGATGTAGCATTACAAGAACCAATTGATAGTTTAATTGCTGTTGTAGGGGAATCTGTAGCCCTTACAATTATAATATTTTATATTAATACATTATCAATGGTTTTATTAGCTATATTGTTTGGACCACATGTTTCTATTGTTGTAACTTCTGTTTTTATTGCTCCTGTGTTAGAAGAATATGTTAAATATATTGCTTTAAAACGAAATATAAAATTTGGTTTTATTTACACATCAATTTTTGCTTCATTAGAATTTGTATCGTACATTGTTCAAATTGGAATATCTACACCATTTATTATTGCTAGATTAATAACATTTTTATTTCATATGTCAACAACATCTGTACAATCCCTATTTATAAAAGATGAAAACATATCATCATTTGCAGGATATATAGTTGCTGTTATATTACATATGACATGGAATTCATTGTCTTTACTTTCAATGTAAAATATTTTGAAATCTCTCATGCTTCTGTTTATTTATAGAAGCATGAGAGATTTTTTATTTCTTTTTTAACCTTTTGTATATCTCACCATTTGTCCTCCTTTTTATTATTTTCACCATTTCATTTTTATACCATGCCGGAAAATCAGATTCTCCTATCATTCTCGCCAAATCATTATAATTAGAATATTCATGTCTTATTGTATTTATAATATATTTATGTATTATTCGTTCAGTTACATTTTTAATATGTGTTTTTGTTCGAATGAACTTATTAGCAAGTTTACGAATTTTTTTTAAATTAAAATCATATATTTCAATCTTATATTTTTCATTTTTAAGTTCTGCATAAATATTATCCATATCACTTTCAGTTATAGCTTTATGTGTATGTATCATGGTACTCATATATTCACTTGATTGCTGAATTATTTTAACAGATTTCTTATCATAATATCGTATTCCATTTATTACAAATTCTGGTTTGATCAGTTTTAAAATTACATCATCAATTTTATTTTCTGGTATAAATTTACTTTCATTATATGTTGATTGAGTATTACATTGGGTTTGATTATCTTGTGCTGTTTCTACGTTTGCCATGATTTCATCTCCTTTCCATAAAAATAATTTTTTATATTATTATTTATAAATATATATAATACTGATTTGATATTAAAATTAATTTAAATAGAATTATTTTTTGGGAACATATAATAGATAATAAAACCATATCGTTATAATTCATTCTTAAAAGGAGACTGTCATTGTTTTTCAAGATTTTTGCTGATTTATTCAAAAATAATCAAGATAATCAAGATAATCAAGTTCAAAATAGTAAACAAGATAAACAAAAAGAAATATTATGTGCTTTGGTAATTGGTCATAAAAAACATTCACCCGGTGCTAGAAATTTACGAGAGAATATAACAGAATTTGAATTCAATGAACAATTAGCTATTGATATAGAAAATAATATACAAAATATTACCGAATTTAAAAACTTATCAATTCAACGAGTATATCGAAGAACTTATAAATCATTACCAGCAGATATAAATAAATTAAATCCTGATTTTATTATTAGTATGCATTGTAATGCATTTAATGGAAAAGCAAAAGGATGTGAAGTATTATATTATTATAAATCTTCATATGGTAAAAAATTTGCTAATATTTTAAATTTATATTTTTCAAAAATTTCATCAAAATCACGTGGTATAAAACCCATAAATGTCGAAGATAGGGGCGGCTATTTATTAAAATATACTAAAGCTCCTTGTATAATAGCAGAGCCATTTTTTATTGATAATGATGATGAATTAAATTATTATAGTGATAATTATGACTTATTATTAGAAGCATATATTGATGGAATTTTAGATATTGCTGAAATTTTAAAAGAGGGATAACATGACAGAATTATTTGAATCATATTTAAAACATATTCAACAAGTATCAGATTTAGATAATTTTATTAAACAATTTAATCATATTGAAGTTGTTGATTTTGATGATTTTGATACAGGTTTAACTAAATATGATAATATCCCATATGATACTGCATATGTTTTTGCATATCCATCATGACTTGAAATATCATTTCATACAGTTGGTATGAAATTCCCAATTGATATTTATTTTTTTGATGGTATGGGTAAGAAACAAGAAGAATATTTAAATGTTCCACCCAATAAAGAAAATATTTATTCAGAAGGGGCACAATATGTTATCGAATGTTTACCTAGAAAAAATTAAAGGTGATTATAAATGACATATCCAGCTTCTGCATCTGCAAGATTATTTCCTGATTTGCAACAATATTTTGCAAAATATTTAAAAACGAATCAGTTAGATAGATATGAAGTTGCGATACCTGGAAGTATATATAATGATCATTTTTTTAATTGTAGAAGTTTTATAAGAATGTTATTTGATGATGATTGGAAATATCCAAATTATACATATTGTTATAAAGATATAGATAATTGGGAAAGTTGGCCAATTTCTATTAGAGATCGTTTATTGATATATTCACAAGCAAAATATTATTTACCTTGTTGTGATGCTACGAATTATAATCTTTTATTTCAACAATGTGATAGTACATCTACATCTTTTTTAAATAATATTGATCATGATGAAACATTATGTTGTGATGACTCTACATCTGCTGAAAATATATTTCAATTACAACATGATAATTTTGTATTATTAGATGCATTAAATATATATCGATGTGATTCTACAGCACTTCAAGTGTTGAATCAAGTAAATCATACAGAACCATCATTATTTCAATTACCGGGTTCTTCTAGATGGTTGTTAATTGTTGATTTTAATTATTTATCTCCATTGTCAAAATTAATATTTTTATATTTAAATTTGAAAGTTAACCATGATTATAGATTTTATACGTGGGATAATGAAGAATTTATAGGATCATATATTTTTGAAAATTTATATGAATTATATGTAGTAGATAACATTTTTCAATATATAGTGTCTATCGGACCTGATTACGTTGAATCTTAAATATAGAAGAATATAAACATGTGGAATATATTAGATTTTTGGAAAGTTTTTAAATTTTTAAAATCTGGTGATTCATCAGATTTAAATGATACTGTCCAAGCTATTGCTAAATCAGATTTGAGTAAAACGAATGATTTATTTATCAATACATTGGACCAACTTTCATTTTCTGATGATGAATTTTTACGATTACGAAAATTTATAATAGACTGGTATTCATCATTAAAAACATTAACAACAGTTCAAAAAAATATTTCAGATGTATATGGATTACCAGATACACATTTAGATGAATTATTTCGAAGTAAAGGATTTGAATTTTCTCCATTATTAAGTGTTTATGGTAGTAGAGTTAATTATAATAAAGGAAATTTTTATTATGATTTAGTCAATTTATATATGAAAAAAGGGTCTCCGAAAACTCTTTTAAATGTTTTAAAATATTTCGGATTTCAAAATTTAGAAGTTTTGGAGTATATGACATTTCGTAGAATGTCAACTCAACGAATTGAATTTCATTCATTGTCTGCTTCATATATTGGAAAATGGTATAGTACAAATACTGATATATTAACATATGATGAAGCAACTGGATGGGACCCTCATTATTTAACATCAGAAAAATCTATTATATATGGACAGAATAATTCCAAATTACATTTACCAACAAAAAGTCCATATTTTTCATTACGACATTATATTAATATAAATGATTATATAAAATTTATTCAATTTTTAGCTAGGAAAATTCAAGATCAATATGATTATTGGCGACTTGATCCATATACAAATAAACCAGAAAAAGAAATATATTTAAAATCTGTAACAACAGATGCATCTGTTTTAGAAGTATATTTATCCGCAGTATATCTATATTATAAATATTTTGGCGAATCTATAAAAATAAAACATCCATCAAATAATGTTTATGATACTGATATATTATTAGGCGATCATGGAAAATATTTTACATGTTATGATGGTACAAATGCAGATTATTTAAATATTGTTGATGAGTTCAATAAATATTTAAATAATGTGCCACATACAAGACAAGAAATTAAAGATAATCAAAATTATTTTTATTCACAATTTAATAGATTAAGATTAGATAATTTTCTTGTTGATGCACATTCTGCTGAAGAAATTTTAAAAGCTTTAAATATTGATCTATATAATGAATTAAATAAAGTTTATACAATCCAAGACCCGATTATATTAATAGGTAATATTTTATCCGATTTAATGAAATGGGTCACAAGTTATATATCAATCGGTGTTCCAAATATTAGTTATTTATTATTTGGAAAAACTGAATTAATGAATCAATTAGGTGAATTAATAAATTTCTTTAAACCATATCATGCACGATTATTATCGTATGATGTTGCGTATGTAATAGATGATAGAAATCAAGAATCTGTTATTGTAGAAGATTTCGGAATTGATTCCGTTGAAGAAAATATTTTTGATTGGGATACATGTAATAGTCAACCATGCTGTATTGATTCAACATGTAATGATAATTTCCATTATTCTAGAGATACATACGATTGTGGATCATTTTATGATATTGGGGGTGCATGTGACGGACGTGATGATGCATTTCAATTATATATAGAAGATAATATTCACGAAGTTTTAAATTGCAAACAGGGATTTCTTCCTCCAGAAAAATATGTTGAAACAACAACAAATAATTTACCACCTGAAATAATATGTGTACAATCAGGCGGTTTTGTTGAATTTGATGGTGGTGGATGTTTTGATTTGCAATATTCAAATGATGTATGTGTTATTCAAATTATTGATAGTACACCTGATCCATGGGTTGATATTACATCAAATTTATCTGTATCGACTCGAGGTTCATGGGATGGTACACAATTTAATTCTGAACATACATCATCTGGAAATTATATTTTCTTACGAACAACAACCCCAATATCTGGAACAGTTACAAAATTACGAGCAACATTTGTAACTTTTATTCCCAATGTTACATGGTCATGGCCAGATTCTAGTTTAGTATTTGATTCAATTACATATCCATCAAATCTTTATGAATGGTCTACAAATTGGAATAAATTGGGAATGAGATTTAGCGGGGGTAGATTTGATCCTGCATTTTCTATTTCTAAGATAGAAGCATACATAACATAAATTATACAAAATTATGGGAACATATAATTGAATCTATATAATTATATTAACTTTTTTAAAGGGTTTTTATGAAACAAATAATAGCTAAGGATTTTTACGGCGACAATTGCTTAAATGATAGCGTCATTAAAGTAACTGGTCCTCGTCGACCCAAAGGATGGGTTGAAATATATGAGATAGATGAACATAATCAATCAAAAAAATTAGGAAAGTTTAACTTAGTTGTTTATCAAGGGCGTGAATTAATTGCACAAAGAATGTTTTATACAGATAATTCACAAGCAATTACAAGTCCAGATGAATATATTTCATGGTTTGGTATTGGTTCGGGTGGTGTGAATGTTGGTGATCCATATAATCCATCATCTCCAATTTCAACTGATAGAAATTTAAATAATGAAATTCCGATTAGTGCGATTGACACTACATGTGGAGATTTTCATGATGGTTTCTATTGGAAAAAACCAATAGAAAGTATTACATTTGAACAAGATCAATATAATGATAATGCATGGCTAATTGTAAAAACTATTTCAAGAGTTTCATTAGGCGATGCAAATGGTAGCCATATTTCAGAAGCTGCATTATTTTCGGCTGCTGGTGGTCCAATTCCAAATCATAGTGGTCCATTTCATATGTTTTCAAAAATAACATTTCCAGATGTAGTTAAAGTAAATACTCGGCAATTATTATTTATTTGGTATATTTATTTTTAATTTATAAAAATTACATAGAAAAGATAATTTAAATAAAATTATAATGGAGGTCAGTAATGGCTCATATTTCACCGGGCGTATATTCGAAGATCATTGATCTTTCGACATACGTGTCAGTTGTACCCGCAACAACTGCCTTTTTTTGTGCGTTGACAAAAAAAGGGAGAGATAATGAAGCTATCTTTGTAGGGTCAAGAAATGAATTAATTCGTGAATGGGGTGAACCCGATATATCTGTATTTGGAAAGCATTATGGTCAAGGTTTATATAATGCATACAATTATTTAGGTGAATCTGGTTCGTCATGGTTTATGAGAGTCATGCCAGATAATGCAACATATTCTAATTTAAGAATAGATGCAATTTGGAATGGCGTTGATTCCACAGCAACAATCGTAACAACATATATTAATGGAATTTCTACAATTGAAGAAATTCAAACAAACTTAACACAAGTCGGAGATACTTATCCAATTTGTATATTGCATCCGATTGGCAGAGGTGATTATTATAATCTTATTTCTGTTCGTTTAACTCGGCATGCAAATCCGATGTATGAAGGTGTTTATATTCTGGATATTTATGAAAAACAAAAAGATGGTGACGAAGTTATCGTTGAATCATTTTCTGTTTCATTCAATCCAGAAGCTAGAGATTCTTCTGGCGATTCAATTTTTATTTCAGATATTTTACTCAAATATTCAAATCTGTTAAGAGCAACTTGTATGTTACCAAATGGTGAATATTCACCGGGTTATCAATTATGCATTAAAAATTATGATAATCGCATTGGTACAACTTCAACAATCAAAGTTGCAGGTTCTGCATCAATAACAGATTTAAAACAAGATTTTCTGGAATGGTCAAATCCAACAGAGACTGGAAATGCAACATATGCTATTGTTGCTATTGACCAACGTGGAAATCGTTTATATGGTTGGTTAGGGGCATCATCTGGAGTGGATAATGAAACTATCAATATTTTCAATGATAGAGATTTATCTACTGCAAGCCAAGAATGGATTGGTGATACATCAATTTTTGATGACACAAATTATAGTGTCGAATATTATATTCGCAAAGATTTAACTGATATTACTGAACCATTTTTAGCTGGAGAAATTTCATTACGAAAAGGATCAGATGGTGATATCTATGATATTAACCATAATATCAATATGCCTGTATGTGAACAATTACTTGCCCAAGGATATGCTGGTATTATTGATGATTCGATTCTTGATCGTGAAAGAATGTATTTTACATTAGTTTTCGATGCCGGCTATCCAACATCTGTAAAACATGCAATTTCACAACTGGTTAATACTCGTCGTGATTGTGTTGCTTTACTTGATAATGGTGACAATGCTGATTTTAATACAGCAATGGCAAAACGTAATTCGGACCACAACTTCAATTCATATTTATGTGCATTATATGAAGGATATAACAAAGTATATGATTCATTTACTGGGTCAGATATTTGGGTTTCCCCATTATATCATATGTCATATCTTGCTCCTAGAAATGATAATGTATCTGAAGTCTGGTATGCGATTGCTGGATTTGATGCTGCTCCGATTGACTCTATTCAGGAATTACGATTTAATCCTCGTTTAGAGCAACGTGATCAAATGTATTTACGGCAATTAAATCCAATTGTGAAATTCAATATTGGATATGTTGTATGGGGCCAATTAACCACTCAAGCTAAACCAAGTGCCTTACAAGATTTAAATATTGTTAGACTTGTTTTATATTGTAAAGAGGCTCTTGAAAGATATTGTCGTTTCTATATTTTCAAATTAAATGATAATACTACATGGGATAATGTAAGTAATGATATTACATCATTCTTGGAAGATGTTGCAGCCAAACGAGGTTTATATAGTTATTCAATCGAAGTTGGTGCAACAGAATATGAAAAGAAAATGAAAACTTTTCATGTTAATGTTACATTAACACCCACCCGTGTAACTGAAAAAATTGAGCTGAATTTTTACATTAAATAGAATAAAATCAGCAGGTATGATTTAATTCATACCTGCTGATTTATTTAAAGGAGATTAAATTATGTTAAATTCATTTGTTAATGTCAAAAATCAAATTGCTACTCGAAATATGGGTGGTACACTTGTTGGCATTGCAGAGCCGTATGTGACTGGTTATCATCACATATGGTTCGATTTACTCCCTGATATTGTTCAGGTTGGTAACGATAGTGCCACGGATTCATTGACAACTGACGAAATTAAAGCTTTGTTAGCAGGAAGTTGTTTATCTGTCACGCCTCCGGGTGGAACACTCAATAAGATTAGTTTCACAGGATTAGGTGGGACAAAATGGGCAGTTCCTGGAAGCATTGATTATGGAGATTCTATTTCTATTAAATTTGTTGAATATTCTGGATTACCCATTTGTCAGATTTTCCATGAATGGGTGAAAGGTATTCGTGATTATAGAACCGGTGTATCTTCAAAATTAATTTCTGGTGCTGATAGAAGTGGTTATTCTAAAAAATTATATGCTGGAAAATTATATTACTGGACAACTGCGCCTGACGGAGTAACAATCGAATATTATGCATGTTATACCGGCGTATTTCCAACAAAAGACCCTCAAGATTTATTATCTTCTGATGTCGAAAATGTTGGGAAAATTGAACCAGAAATAGAATTTAACGTTGACTATATATGGCATGAAGATTGGGTCTTGGAAAAATGCCGTAGTTATAGTGGTGACAAAATCAAAAAAGCATTAGATGATGCTTTGAATAAAAAAATCAACAAATAATTTTTAAACATAACTTTTAAGGAGAAATTAAAATGTTTTTAAATGAATCAATTAATGTTAAAGATAGTGCTATTCTTATGGGTTTCATCCGTCAGGCTCTTGTTGAAAATCTGAAAGAAAAAGGGGCTAACTCTGAAACTATTAAATTTGTAACTGAAGATGCCAAAGATTGTGAAGTTTTATCTCTTGCAATGTATGGTAAAGCATGCCCAACTGATAATCCTGTCATGGCTGAAGCATATCTTATGTCAAATCTCAAGGATGTTGTACTTGAAAATGCTTCTGAATTACCTTTTTCTGATGAATACAAAGTTTCAGATTTTATTCATGAAATTGGTGGTTTGTCAATGGTCGATAGTGACTCAATGTCAGTAATTCAAGAAGGTTTTATTCAGGAAAAATATAGTAAATCAGCTGGTGCTGATTCTGCTAAATATATGTCTGATAGGGACCGTATTCAGGCTGGAATTGATGATCGGTTAGATCGGTTACGTGCCAGAGATGCTGCTGAAGCTACAGGGCCTGGTATTGAAAATGAAGCAAAAGCTAAAGATATGGCTGATCGCATTCGTACTGCACAAGCTGCTGGTGATAGTGAAGCTGGACCAAAAGGCGAAGGTGGTAAGGATACAATGACTTGGTGGGACAATCTGAAAAAAATGGTTGGTGATACTGGTGAAAATATTTCTAAAGGTTGGAGTACTTTTACCAAATTTGTTAATGATCATACTGGTGGTCATGCAAAAGCTGTGGGTGTTACTGCTCTGGTTGGTGTTGCCGCATTTCTTGCTTATAAAGCGTATCAGCGGTATTTTTCAAAAGCTGCAAAAGCTTGTGCGGGTAAATCTGGTGCAGAACGTACTGCTTGTATTGCAGAAGCTAAAAAGGCCGCTGTTAAACAGCAAATGAATATGCTGAAACGGTCAATGGCCGGATGTAAAGCTGCTGCTAATCCTGCAAAATGCCGTTCTGAAATCAATGCTAAAATTTCTAAATTACAGGCTAAATTAGCATAGATTTTATACTTATACTAAATCACCCATGATATTTCAATTTGATGTGATATATCATGGGTGATTTTTTTTGATATTTCTAAAAATATAGGAGCTGCATAATGGAAATTATTTTTGAAAATTATGTTAATCTAACACGAGATTTTGATGTCAATCCAGAAATAATGAATGATGATGTTTATGTTCAAAAATATATCAACAATCAATCATTATCATTTATTAAAGAAAATTTAATGGATTTTGTAAATATTTATGGCTCAACTGTAACTACATCATTATTAGAAGATTTAAAAAATGAATATAATGAACTTGAATGTATTTCAGAATCTATAACAGATGCTCAAAGTGATCCATATACTACATCAGAAAAGATAAAAAATACATTTGATAAAATTACTAAAGATAAAGATAATCAAATAATTGGATGGTCTATTTTAGCGGCAATTGCATTGGCGGGCGCATATAAAATATATAAAAATTATTTTTCCAAAGCGGCGAAATATTGTAAAGATAAAACAGGTGAGGAAAAGAAAGCTTGTATGGTAAATTATCAAAATAATGCATATCAGATGAAAATCAATGCATTGAAGAAAAGTTTATCATTATCAAAAAAAGCAAATAATCCAAAAAAATATACTGAAAAAATTCAAAAAGAAATAAATAAATTGAAGAAAAAAATTAAAAAATAAGTAATAATAGATTTTAAGATGAGAACATAAAATCGAAATAAAAATAGAATTTAATAATAATTCGAGACATAAAGTACCAAATCTCATAGATAAGGAGACATTATCATGTTTACATCGTTCGACGTAGTATTACCAACCTATGAAGTAATCACCCCTCAAACAAAACAATCTTTTCTTTTAAAAAGCCTGACTGTTGCCGATGAAGAAAAAATGAAGGCTTCGTTAATGAATGAAAAGAAAATTTTGCAACATTTAAATAAATGTTTATATGATTCTATTGCAGAAAAGCCTGAATCATTTACATTGGATGAATTTTTATCTACAGTTACATTAAAAGATAGAGAAGCATTATTATACGGATTATATCATATTACATATGAAGAAATTAGAAATTATACAATTGTTTGTGGGCAATGTGGTAATAATCAAGATGTGACTGTTAATGCATCTGATACATTTTCTATTTCATTATATGAAGGCGAAGAAAAAGAAATTTTAGAGAAAAAAATTAAAAAACAATTAAAAATTTTAGATAGAGTACAAGCTGTTATTAGACAACCTACATTAAAAGATGAAAATGAAGCAATGAAAAAATTTACATTCCAAAATTATTCGACTGAATTAATTGCGGAAACTTTAATCATCGATCATTTTATTTGGGACAAAGCTGATGAATTGAAAGAACCAGAAATTATTGATGATCGAGATGATATTATTCGGGCATATTCATCACTTCCTCCTAAAGATAAAAAATTAATCAATGATACATATTTCGATAATTTCGGTAAGTATAAAATTTCATTAAAAATGCAAAATACATGCGGAAAATGTGGGAATATGGAGGTGATTGATATCGACTTAGTCGATAACTTTTTTCGTGCAATGTACCAATAGTGAATATAGAGATACATTTTTAGAAACACAAAATGAATTAATTTTTGCTGCTATGGAAGCAGGTAATCAACAATATGAAAGTATTGTTAAAATGCCTGTGCAAAAATTGAATGATTATTTAAAATGGAAAACCAAATTAAATAAAGAACGTGAAGCTAAATTAAATGAATCAAACGATCAAATAATAATTTAAAAAATGGAGATTTTTAAATGGCTAATCCATTAGCAAGGTTTAAATTAACTTCAACTAATAGAACAGAGCCTGTTGAATATATTGATTATGTTTCAACATTATCTCCTATTGGCGATTTTAAACGAATAGAGAATATTAATGTTATTATGAATTCTTGGAATAATATTTTATTAACTCCAAGAGGTACATATGACCATGATCCAATGTATGGAAGCGGTCTATATGATTTAGTTTTTGATATGGCCGATAATGAAACAATGGCCGCAATCAGAGACGAAATATATAATAGTTTATATTACTATGATGACCGTGCGAGTATCGAAGATGTTTCCATAAAATTCGCTAAATATCCACATAAAGGTTTTATTGTAGATATTTTAGTAAATTATAAAGGTGAAAAATCAACTTTAACTGTTAAGATAAAGGATACCGCACAATGACATCCCCTCAATTATGGCAGCGTCTTTATCATTATATTCACGAGTATCAATATTTGGCGTATGAATATTATGCTAAAGACGCTGTTGCTTTTCTTGTTACATATTATCATTTAAATAAAGAAGAAACAATATGGGATAATGAATATGTTATGGGTGGAGCATATGAAGAAATTGGAGATTTGACCGGTATAAAATGGGATAAATTTTTATTACTTCCTGTTTTTTTCATAGAAGATACTTCAATTGTTCAATTTGATGCAAGTGAAATTGGACAAAATAAAATGTCCGAGTCATTTTTTGTAATTCCTTCTGAATATAAATTTACTCCATATCCACATGATATAATTCAATTTGAACAAGACTATTTACAACTGCAACCAAATCAACATCCATTATATCATGTATCTGGTGTAGAAATTGCTCCAAACACAGACAGACGTTTTTGGAAATTAAAAATAGAAGTTGACCAATCAAGAACAATAAATGAAGTAGAGAATCAAACTAATGAAACATATATGTTTTTTGAATATGATAAAAAATTACATACGATTGAGAATGCAAATATATTGTTAAATTTAATGAATATTAATCAGAAATTAAGAAAATATGTAAACAATCGTTATGATACCAATTCTGGTTTTTATTTAATTTAAGGGTTTTAAAAAATGCCAATATCACCGTTATCCAATGAAATATTTTTATCTAGAGATGCTATTAGAGCGCAATTAATCGAAGAAGTTAAAGAATATTTAAACTTGGTTGATGTTGATTTAACAAAATCATCATTTTTATCATACATAATAAATATATTATCTACATTAACTTCAAATATTCTTTTTTATCAAATATCAGTTTATAAAGAATTCTTTCTCACAAAAGCACAATTGAATAATAGCGTAATGGATTTGTCTGCAAGTATTGGATATTCTCCTAAGAATGCAGTCCATTCAAATATAAACTTGTTATTATCATTCCCTTTTAGATTTACAGATCAATCAGTAACTTTTATTTTACCAAAATATTC